GCTTCAGGTAAATTAGCAGGTGCATTAAATAATGCTAGTAATGGTGTAGTTGCAACTACTGATGGTAATATGATTCAAGCTTATACTAATCTTCTTACTTTTATTGAGGAAGAGATGGCACAAGTTGCAGGTATATCCAAACAAAGAGAAGGTCAAATTAGTAATAGAGAAACTGTTGGTGGTGTGGAAAGAGCCACTTTACAATCTTCACATATTACAGAATGGCTATTTATAGTACATGAAGATTTAAAGAAAAGAACGCTTGAAGCTTTCTTGGAAACTGCTAAAATAGCATTAAGAGGAAGGTCTAAGAAATTCCAATATATCTTATCTGATGGTTCTATGAAAGTTATGGATATTGATGGTGATGAATTTGCAGAAGCTGATTATGGATTAGTTGTAGATAATAGTAATGCTTCTCAAGAGTTAAATCAAAAACTTGATTCATTAGCTCAAGCAGGTTTACAAACTCAAACTCTATCTTTCTCTACTGTTATGAAACTTTATAACTCTATTTCAATAATTGAGAAACAGAGAATTGTTGAAAGAGCAGAAAAAGAGATGCAAGAAAGACAAGCTCAACAACAGCAACAAGAACAGCAACTTCAACAACAACAAATGCAACAAAATGCTCAACTTGAACAAGCTAAGATGGAACAAACAGACCAACTTAATGCTAGAGATAATGAGACTAAGATACTTGTTGCTCAAATTAATGGTAAAGCAGAAGCTGAAAGATTTGCTATGATGAATGATGATACTTATACTGCTAAAGACAAAGCTACTTTAGATGAGCAGATAAGACAATTCAATGAGAATCTTAAACTTGAAAAAGAGAAACTTGAGATTACTAGAAAGAAAAATCAAACAGATGCTGATATAAAAAGGCAGCAACTTAAAAATAAAAGTAAGTAATGGCAAAGATAAAAAACATAAGAGCTAATGAACTTGTTAATGGTGGAACTTCAGAAGAGATAGTATATCCAATAACTGCAACTAAAGCAGTTTATGATGCTAGTACTTCTGAGTCCCTTAATAAGATACTGAGGAAGAATAGTATTATTAATACATCTATTGAGCCTACTGCAACTGAAACTTTAATTACACGTAATGTTCAATCTGCTATAAATTCTATTCCTACAGAGAATAGAGTATTAGGCAGTAATATTAAGTTTTTTACTGGTAATACATGGGAATTTAGGTGTTTTAATTCTACTTCAATGGCTGATTGGAGTAACATTGATGCTTGGGTTAAACCTTGGCAAATAGATTTTAATACTATTGAATCTTGGAAAAGCAACTTAGGTAAAGTAGCAAAAGGAGTTGATATTAATTATGATGTAAATAGTATGTTCTTAGAAGTTGAGTATGTTAATTTACCAGATGGGGGAATTAAGAGTACTAACTTAGAAATCCCTATAGCTTCTTTAGATAATGTAGGTTTACTTTCTACTGAATTTTATGCTGCAATAAACACTTCTTATGATTTTCTTAGTGGTATAAATAAAGTACCTAAGTTAGTAATAAATACTTCTGATTTTTATAGTGATAGTAGTATGGTAGGATTTACTATGCATGATTTTTCTGTAAGTACAGGAATACAATCAGAAACTTCAGTAGCAATTCCTACAGTATCTAAAACTAGTGCTGGGGTAGTAACTTCTGCTATGTATAATAATTGGACTGATAGTATAGAACAATTATCTAATAAATATAACAGCTTACCTATAGGATTAATAGATTCTCTAAATATAGAAGCTACAGCAATGGATGTTTCTCTTAGGTATTCTACCTTAGACTTAGCAGATGAAAGTGCAATAGTTAATAAATATACTGTAAATTTACCAGTAGCAGGAGCTACTCAAGCAGGTATTATTTCAAGTACTGACTATACACAATTCTTAGATACAGTAGGATCTGCTTATAGACTTGAGTATTGGCGTAAGCAGTTACCAGCACTATTAACAGGAGATACTAAATTTGAAGCATGGCAAGGTGGAGTTAGGTTTAATAGAAGTGAGGTTATAGTAAATAGTGATAGTTCTGAACCTACTATTAAAGCTACTTCCTTTGAATTTCCTTTGGCTTCTTCTTCTCAGGGTGGAATCCTTGATGCAGAATATTATAATAAATTTAATAAATGTGCATACTTTGGTCCTAATGATGAAATAATACCTGCTTATATTGTAGATAAATGGAATATACTTGCAGGAGAAGAAGGTAAATTTAATGATGAGACAGGATACTTTGAATTAAATGGTATCACAGATATTGAGTATGAAGAAGCAATGAGAATAATGGCATTGTGTGATACTACTTATATTACATCTAATGCTAAGTGGAGATTCTCAGATGTAGCTTTATATAAACATAAAGTACGTACTTTATTTCCTATTTCTACATTTGATGTAGAAACTGCATTTATGTTTTATCAGCAAGATCCAAGTTACATAGCCCTATATGTACATATAAATAATACTTCTAATGCAGAATCTGCATTTAATTCTAGCACTTTAAAATATGTTTATGGGGATGTAAAATTATCAGATTCTATATCATCATCTAGAGTTAAAAATATGATAGGAAGAAATGTAGAAATCATAAAGATTAAAAATCTAAAAGTAGATGCAGACTTCAAATATGCAAAGTCATTAAACTATGATAGTATGAAGTATCTTATAGATGAAGCTACTAATACTTCTACTATAACTATAACTGTACATCAAGATGTGTATGATAAATTAATTGGAGATACATCAAATGATGTAGTAGCAAATCTAAGTGCAGATGAGCAGCTTAAGTGGCAGGCTCTTATAGTCCTTGCAGAGAGTAAAAATATAGTATTTGCAGTATCAACCACAAATGATAAAATAGTATGATAGTAATAGAGAATAAACAAGTATATTCAAATCATGGAAAATATATACATCGTAAAAACTCAGAGGTATATTATAAACGTGGAATAATATTAAGCACTGATACTATAGACAACTTTGAAGAAGTTGATGAATTACCTAAGTATTCATATCAAGAGTATAAAGAGAAAGTATCAGAATTAATCCATCAACGCTATAGTATAGATGATGAGATAGCACTAAGTGCTAATCTGAGTAGAGGTGATGAGTATATAGATGAATATAATGAGTATCAGAATTACAGAGAAGAATGTAAAAGGATAGCTAAAGAATTTCTAAGTAATAGAGAATAATTACTAAACATAAATAATTTACTTATACTATTGTGTAAGTAAATTATTTTTTCTAGATTTGCTATCAATTTAAAGTCCTATTTTATGAAAGATACATTTTAATTTTTAGAGTGGAAGTTCATAGATAGTTAAAACAGTAGATAAAATGAATTATAAAAGAAGTTTATTAATTGCATTGCTACTATTATTATGTGTAGCTTGTAAAACTACTACTAAGACTATAGAAGTACCAATTGAAACTGTAAGAACAGAATATATAACACAGAAATCTTTTGATAGTGTTTATATACATGACAGTATTGATAAGTTTATATCAGGAGATACACTTATAATGTACAAATACAAGTATATATATAAGTATTTAAACAGAGTAGATACCTTAGTTAAAACAGATAGTATTCCATATACTATTACTGTTGAATCTGTAAAGGAAGTAAATCATATTAAAGGTTATCAATCAATACTTATGTATCTAGGATTTATATTTATACTTTTAGTAGTGTATAGAATATATAAATATATAAAGAGTAAAATAACTAATAAAACATAATTATGGGTATAGATATAATAATTACTGGATGCATAGGCATACTTACTACTGTTGCAGGTTCATGGAGTAGCTGGATATTTGCTCGTAGAAAATATAACAGTGAAGTAGATAATAATGTTATTAAGAACATGGAGAGTGTATTAGATTTCTATAAAGTCCTATGCGATGATAATAGAAAAAGACTAAATGAAACTATTGCGGAATTAAATACTGTGAAATTAGAAAATGCACAATTAAAACAAGAGTTAGCAGAGGTTAAACAGCAACTTCAAAAACTCATGTTAAGTGTTGGTAAATCAGATAAAAATAAGAAAAAGAATTAGTATGAAGAAAAGAGTATATTTGAATATAGTTGAGGGTGATATTAATGAAGTAAGTAAAAATGAATACTATGCTACTAGAGATGAAAATGGTGAGATTAATTTAGTGGTTAGGGCTACAGACATAGATTCTAGTACTGAATTAGGCGCAACCACAAGCCCTCTCACTGCTTTAAGATTTTCAAGTGAAATTTATAGAAATCAAAATCTATTAGATGGCACTTTAGGATCAAAAGATAGAGAAGCGGGTGAAGAATTTTTTAACACACAACTATCTATTATTAAAAGTAAAATTGACAAAGGAGAATGTGTTGAAGGTATTGATAGTAATTCTAATGAGACTATTTATTTACTTTATATAAAAAATGATTCATTCTCTTATGAAGTAGTAGCAAATAAAGACATTAATAAGTTCATGTTTAAAGAATATAATATGTGGAATGATTCAACTAAAGAGCTTAATGATGTTACTACTTATATAGAAAAGAGGTCCAATGACCATTGGTATGCTACTAGAATGGAATATCCAAAAGTAACATTTAAATAAGCTATAAAGAAATTTTATCACTATTGCTATAGATTAGAAATTAATTAATAGCAATATATGAAAGAACGCATTTATTTAAGAACTGTACTTGGTGATAAAGAAGAAGTATCAAGTAAAGAATGGTTAGTTCAAAAAACAACTAATAAAGATGTTTTAAAACTAACAAGAGGCAATAGTGAAAGTATAGTTAACACTGAAAATAGTAAAACTAGTTTAAGTGCAGATAAAACTAGTATAAGCTTTGATAGGTTGTTAGCTGCTGGAGAATTTTTTAATACTCAGTATGAGTGGTTTTTAGAGCATGACACTTCACCTAATAAAGACCAGTATAAACAGGGTGCTAATATAACAGATATGACAGATATTAATGCTGTTTTTGACCCTATAATGAATAACCTAGATATTAATGGTTATGAATTTAAGGAGACTGGAAATAAAGATGGTAGAAATGGTGATAATATATATTTAGTAAATGATGACCATGGAATTTATTTGGTGACTATAGATAAGGATGATAGTGATGGTTGTATTGAAAGGTATTACAAATTTACATACTTAGAGATGTATGATTATGCACCATATATTACAGAACTAATTGTAGAATATAAGAAGACATACTGTATAATATATGGTAGTTTACAAAAAGATTATTATGGAAATTCCTATCATTTAGTGAGTCTAAAAAGGTATCATGTATTTAATGACTATAGTGAAATAGATAGTAGCAAATAAAAAAAATGAATGAAAGTATGGGAAGAGCAAAACCTGTAATGCCTAAAGCAGGTGTTACTAAGAAGAGGAGAAGATATGTAAATGGAGGAAAGCTTAAGAAGTAAAACCTTATATAAGATAGAATTGTATTTACTGAAAGTGATTCCAATTACTTTAGCACTTATTCATTTGTTAAATACAATTCTATCTTATTTTAATATTGATTTAATATTATTCTCCTACTTAGGAGGAGTATCATTACTTCCTTTGATATTCCTTTATATATCTTCATATGTATTTAAATTTTGTGAATATCATAGGATGTTTCTACATTATATAGTAGTTAATAATAGTATTACTTTATATGATTACTATATAGGGATTCCAATAAAGGATTTAAGTTTATTAATACTACATTTAATCCTAGCAGGTATATTCCTGTTTATAATATTATATTGTCATGTTAGACATAATAAAAAGACATTTATCCACAATAATAAATAACATTGATTCTGGTAATTCTAATATTACAGAAGAAGATGAAATCAAACTTATTAATGACCTAAATAGATTAACTAACAAAGATGAAGGTATAAGTAAATATACAGCTTGTCAGTATTTAAATGTACATAGAGCTACATTTGATAATTATATAAGGGCTGGTAGAATACCTAAAGGAAAACACATCCAAGGATTTAAAGAGCTTAGATGGTATAAGAAAGATTTAGATAAATTTTTAAATGAAGTAAGACATGAGAACAATAAATGAAATTATTATTCATTGTAGTGCTACTCCTGAAGGTAAGGATTACACTGTAAATGATATAGATAAATGGCATAAACAAAGAGGATTTAAATGTATAGGTTATCACTATGTTGTATATAGAGATGGCACTTATCATAAGGGTAGAGATATATCTGAAGTAGGTGCTCATTGTTTAGGTCATAATGCAAATAGTATTGGTATTTGTTATATTGGTGGAATGGATTCTACTAATAAGAATCCTAAAGATACTAGAACTGAAGCTCAGAAGAAAACTCTTATTACATTAATAAGAACATTCAAAGCTAAGTATCCTAATATCAAAGTATATGGACATAGGGATTTTGCTAATAAAGCTTGTCCTAGTTTTGATGCAACATCTGAATATAAGAATATTTAGAAAAACATTACTAATAATAGAATCCTGGTTATCAACTAGATAGCCAGGATTTTTTGTTTATATAGCATTAATAGTACATGAAAATATTATATAGTAATTTTGAATTGTAAGCTTACGAGTTATTAACAATTTAAATTAATTACTATGGATATTATTGAAAAAGAAGTATCTCAAGATTCTAAGAAAGAATATGCTTCTAAAGGTGTAGGTAATGCTGGACTGACATTAGGAATCATCGGGACTGCACTTGGTGCTTATGCTTTAAGTGGTAGAAATAGTAGTCTATTTGGTAATTCTTCTATGCCTGAGAATGTTAATATTTTAGCATCAGGTTTAGGTAATAATGGTACTAATGCTCCTACTGCTTTTCAAGCTTGGGAGAATAGCTGTGAGAATTATTTAAAGGCTACTACTAACTTCTATGAAGGTATGCTATCTGAGCAAGAGCAGAGATTTGCTGATAGACAGACTATAGATAGTCAGATGTTTAGCTTATATAAATCTCAAGTAGATGGTGACTTTGGTTTATATCAAAGCCAAAGAAATGGTTTTGATGGTTTAAACAAGAAGTTCAATGAAAGTACATTTGCACTTTATAAGAATCAAAGAGATAGCTATGATGCTTTATCTAATAGAATAGCTCAACTTGAAACTAAGCAAGCAGTTGCAGATGCAGTAGAACCTTGGAGAGCTAGAGTTATAGATATGCAAATATGCAATGTTAATAATGCAGCTCAGAATGGTATAGCATTAGAAGCCGAAAGAAGATGTTGCAATGATGGTAAGATAGTAAATTATGCTAATAGTACATTCTATCCTATTGCTGTGGCTAATGTGACTACTGGTACTACTACTACTTTAAGAAACTTATTTAATCCTCTTCAGAGTGGATGCAGCTGTAGCTGTGGATCTACTGTTCAACCTAATATTTAGAAATAAATAAATAATTAAATACTAAGTTTTTATGTATCCTGTAAATCAAGTTATATTAGGAAATACAGACCCTATGATGTCAACTATTGATAATTTAGATGCACAAATACAAATGTATCAAAATAAGTTGCAACAATTAAGGGCAGCACAAGTAACTCAAAAATTATTGTGGGATGAGATAGATAATGAAGTTCAACCTATGTCATTTGAACAAAGAGAAAGATTATTACAAGATAAAGATTATGCAGATAATTATAATGAATTACAAGAGTTAGTACAAAGAGAGTTACTTAATTTAGTGAAAGGAAGAATAGAGAATACAGAGAGAGGTAAAGAAATACTTAGTTCTCAGTTAAAGATAGTCAAAAGACTCAAGACTAAGATAATTAATGATACTAATAAAGAGATGGAGATGTTTATGAAGTTTAAAGAATATGCTAAGAAACATCCAGATGTAACTTATGATGAATTTATAAAGAATATATAATATGACTAGTGAAGAATTAAGTATAAAATTAAAGGATTTTACCTTTAAGCAAATAGATAAGCTATCAGGTAATAACCCTATGATTAGTTTTATAAAACCTCTACTTACAAGAGCTATTGATAAGAAACTTTGTAATATACATAAGTTTACTGATTTAATAGCAGATAATACAGGTAATATAGATGTAGAAAATATTATATCAGAGATGATAGAGTCTGTTGTTAATACTAGAACATTTACTATTAACACTGGATTTATAGGGGATATAGAAATAGGTGATGGCTTAATTAAAATGCAATTACCTATGACTAATAAAAACTTAGTATTTAATAAGGCTGACTTACAAGAACTAAAAGATTCATTAACTAAAACTTAATATTATGGATGATGAAAAAGTAATAGCTTACCTCAAGAGAAGATTATTTGATGAGTCTTTTGATGAGAGTAATACTAAAGAGCAATGGGCAAAAGATTTAGTAGCTACTATGTACCACTATGAGAATAGTAAAAAGTATTTAGGTGAGAAATTTAGTATGGAAGATGCTAAAGATGTACATAAACATTATAAAGACTCTATACCTGAAAATATCACTTGTGCTGATATATATGTAGCTATAAATTCTCAATATCATGACTTTGTTAAACTTTATAAGTCTTGGTTCCCAAATTCTTATGAACATAAAATAATAGAATCTGCTATTGTTTATTGGTTTAAAGATGATGACTGTGAAGCTAATTCCAAAATAGAGCACTACTTCAAATAATGTATAGGGGAGTTTTAAACTCTCCTATATTTTTTTTTCTTGCTTATTTTATTAATAGTTATAACTAATTTATTTTCTCTATTTTAATTTTATTTATTATTCTTTAATTTTGCAATAATTTAGATTAGGAATGAATTATGGAGAGTTTGGATTTAGATAATATCCTCACTTTGGATGATATGAACAATCTATTTGAGGATAATGATAATAATAATAATTCAGAGGATAATAATGATAATCCTACTGAAGAGGAACAGAATAAAGAAGAGACTACTGAGATTGATGTAGATAATTTATTTGAAGATCAGTCAGAGAGCGTAGGTAGTGGAACTGAAGATAAAGTCAAGGATAATAAGGAAGATACCAATCAAGAAAGTAATGGTACTTCTCCTAATAACTTCTACTCTTCCATTGCCAAAGCTTTTAAAGAAGAAGGTATCTTCCCAGACCTTGATGAAGCATCTTATAATAAGATTAAAAGTCCTGAAGATTTTAGAGACCTTGTAGAACAACAAATTAGAGCAGGACTTGATGAAAGGCAAAAAAGAATTGATGAAGCATTAAATGTAGGTATTGAGCCTGATGAAATTAAGAAGTATGAAAATACTTTATCTTATCTAGATTCAATAGATACTGATGCTATTAATGATGAGAGTGAGAAGGGTGAGAATCTTAGAAAACAGTTAATCTTCCAAGATTTTATTAATAGAGGTTATAGTAAAGAAAGAGCACAAAGAGAGATAAATAAATCTTTCCAAGCAGGTTCAGATATTGATGATGCTAAAGAAGCTCTTAGTAGTAATAAAGACTACTTTAAGAATCTTTATAATAATCTTATTAAGGAAGCTAGAGAAGCTGAGGAGAAAGATAAACAAGAAATAAAAGCACAATCTGAAAAACTCAAAACATCAATTCTTGAAGATAAAAACTTCTTTGGTGAGTTGGATGTAGATAAACCTACTAGACAACGTATTTACGATAATATAGCCAAGCCTATTTATAAAGATGAATCTGGAAATTATCTTTCTGCAATACAAAAATATGAGAAAGAGAATAGAACAGACTTCTTAAAGAATCTTAGTTTAGTATTTACACTTACTGATGGATTTAAGAATATGGATGGCTTAGTTAAAGGTAAAGTTAAGAAAGAAGTTAAGAGAGGTCTAAGAGAGCTAGAGCATACTCTTAACAATACAGCAAGAACATCTGATGGTAGTTTAAATTTTGTTAGTGGAGTTGACGAGGAATCTAGCTTTAAAAATTATAGATTAGATATATAATTAATGTTTAAAGTTAAATAAAAATGGCTGGAAAGTTAGGAAAATTTCAAACTGTAGGCTTTTCTTCTTGGAAAGGCTTAACTAAGGAAAACCACTTAGGTCAGATTTTTCAATTAGCTCCACAGAAAGCTACAAACCTTATGGTACAGCTTCTTGCTTACCAAAGAGGTAAATCCCTTGATACCTTCTTGCAGCAATTTCCTGTAAAGGAATTTGAAGATGATAGTGAATATTATTGGGAGATTATAGGTTCTTCTAGACGTAATATACCTCTGGTAGAAGCTAGAACAGAGGATAATGTAACTGTTGAGGAGGGTGCTGATAATGTTGGTGTTAATGGTGCTCCTTTCTACCTTGTATTTGGTGAGGATTGGTTTGCTGATGGTGAGGTTATCACTGGTAATTTAAATGAGCTTTATCAGTTTAGAATACTTGGCAATGCTAGAGAGGAAGGTACCTTCTATGTTTATAAGGTAGAACTTATGGCAGGTAATACCACTGGTTGTCCTTCTGAGAGACTTTTAGCAGGTGAGAGATTCTCTGTAGAGTTTGCTCCTGTTGAGAAAGAGCTTTCAAGAAAAGCTGGTGATATTAGATTCTCTAGTCCTATCTCAATGAGAAATGAGTGGACTACTATTAGAATCCAACATAAGGTAGTAGGCAATATGCTTAATAAAAAGCTTGCTGTTGGTATTCCTGTAATTGACAATGCTGGTAGAAAAACTACTCACACTATGTGGATGCACTATGTTGATTATCAAATGGAAGAGCAGTTCAATGAGTATAAGAACAATGCTATGATGTTTGGTAGAAGCAATAGAAATTCTAATGGTGAATACCTTAACATTGGTAAATCAGGTAATGCTATTAAGACTGGTGCAGGTTTACTTGAGCAAATGTCTTATGCTAATGAGATGTATTATAATACATTCAGCATTAAACTTCTTGAGGATGCTCTTTATAACTTAAGTGCTTCTAAACTTAATATGAAGGATAGATTCTTCTTAATCAAAACTGGTGAGAGAGGTGCTATTCAATTCCATAAAGAGGTACTTAAGACAGTATCTGGTTGGACTCAGTTTGTACTTGATAATAACTCTATTCATGTAGTATCTAAAACTCAGAGTAACCTTCATGATAATGCTCTTAGTGCAGGTTTCCAATTTGTTGAATATCGTGCTCCGAATGGTGTTAGAGTAAAAGTAGAGATTGATAATTGGTATGATGACCCTGTAAGAAATAAGATACTTCATCCTAATGGTGGTGTAGCTCAATCTTATAGATATGACATACTCTACATAGGTTCTTCTGACCAACCTAATATCTTCAAATGTAAGATTAAAGGTCAAGAGGAGTTTAGAGGTTATGAGTGGGGTTTAAGAAATCCGTTTACTGGACAAATGGGTAATCCTAATATGAGCTTTGATGAAGACTCCGCAGTTATGCATCGTATGGCTACTTTAGGTGTTTGTGTACTTGATCCTACAAGAACAATGTCCTTAATTCCTTCAATACTTCAAGGATAAAAATTAAAATAAAAAAGGGGAGGAGTGAACCTCCTCTCCTTTAATTTTTAAGGAGAATAAATATGGGAAAAAAAGTAGAAGAGAAATTAGATTTAAATATAGATGAAGCTAATGAGCTTGATATAGTAGAGGTACAAAAGCCTATAATTAAAAAGCAGAAATCTACTACTATTAATGATAGAAAAGAATTAATTAATTGTCTTAGTAATACTAAGGTAATAGTAAGATTCATTGCTAAAGCACAAGGTTTGTGGAATGGCAATAAGAACCATGTTTTAGCAGGGGGTATGGCAGAAAATGCATATAGAATATTTGTAGTACCTAAACTTACTTCAGGATTATATGTAAATGTACTTACAGATAGTGAGAAAGCATTTCTTGAAGATATGTTAGGTCTTGAATATAATGCATTAAGTATTTATAAAAAAGAAGATAACTTCTGGGATAGCACTAATGATAATGGCATTAATAAAGTCAGACTTACTAAACAAGATACTATTCTTGATTTAAGAAATCCTGAAGATTATATCAAATATAAAATACTATTAGCCAATAAACAAACAATAGCACCTTCTTTAAGTGAACTTGAAGATAGACCTAAAGCTTCTTATCAATTTGTGATAATCAAAGAAGAGGAGGAGAATAAAGTTGCAGTTACTAATATGAGTACTACAATGAGGTGCTATAAAGAGTTTGGTAAAATTGAAGATGATAATCATAAACTTAGAACTATCATTGAGATAATTACAGGAAGACCTTTATCATCTAAAACTAAACTTGAGTTCTTACAAACTAAGATTAATGAACTTATTCAAGCTGATAGTAAGAGATTCCTAAGAGCAATAATTGATCCTACCTTAGATACTAAAGTTCTTATTAAGAGATGTATTGAGGAAGGCACTATTGCCAATAGAGGTGGTATGCTTTACTTAAGAAGAGATAATACTCCATTGTGTGACCATAATGAAGAGCCTACTTTAAGTATAGCAGCTAAGTACCTTAACCAACCTAAGAATCAAGAGATTAAGTTTTATCTAGAAGCACAATTAAAATAATTAGCTTATGACTAATCAAGAATTTAGTAATGAATTTGATGTATTCTATAATAATATAATGTCTAATGCAGCTCCTGGGCTTAATGAATATGAGAAATCTGTTTTCCTTACTAATGCTCAAAATGAGATGGTTAAAGCATATTTTAATCCTAAAGGTAATAAATATCTTGAAGGATTGGATGACTCTAAGAAGAGAGCTATAGACTTTTCTACATTAATGAGAGTTACTGAACTTAATAGTATTACAGTAAAAAATCAATTTGATAGTAGAAGTATCTGTTATAAAATACCAGATGATTTATTAATCTTTGTCAATGAAGCTTGTGTAGATAATAATTACAGATATGTAGTTCAACAAATCTCTTATGCAGAGTATGATAGATTAATGTTAAAACCTTATCAATATCCTATTAAAAAGCATATATGGAGATTAATTACTGATACTAATGAAACTGAATCCTATGGTAGAACTTACTACTATGATGAAAAAGGAGAAAAACATATCTTATTAGCTATAACTAATACTACTAATAAGAGAGTTACTTTTACAATAAAAGGTACTGATGATACTATTAACCTTAAGGATTTAACAGCAGCCAAAAATTCTATTAAAGTAACAGAAACTAATGATGAAGTTACAATAGTACAAACTGTTAATAATGATACTATTTTTGAATCCTACCATACTTTAGAAAGACTCTTATGTACGGCATTAGGGATAGATAAATATGTAGGTATGCTATCAGATATTGATAATTCTAAAGATAAATTCTCAACACTTCCTCCTCATGGTTGGTCATTAAATAATTTAAAAGAGTTAAGTTATATATCAGGTAATACTATCACAGTAGTTGCAGAACCTATAAACTCTAAACCTATTGTAGAATTAATAGGTAGAGTAGATGAAGATTCATTAAGGTATTCAGTAAGGTATTTAAGGAAACCAAGACCTATTATACTAGAAGATTTAACTGATAGTAATATTTCTATTGATGGTGTTAGTACAGAATCTACTTGTGAATTAGATTCAGAATTACATCAAGAGATACTACAAAGAGCAGTAGAGATGGCTAAAGCTGCATATTCTGGAGATTTAAATTCATCAATAGCTATTGGTCAAAACTCCCATACTAATATGGGTTCAGTAGCTTCTTCAAGTAAAGACGATAGATAATTATGACTACAGAGGAATTTAGTAATGAGTTTGATACTCTTATAAATAGTAGTTCTACACAAGAGATATTTGGAACTAGTATATCACCATTAAAGTTTGATGAGTATGAGAAATCAGTACTTCTTACTAAAGCTCAGGAAGAAATAGTAATTTCTCTTTACAATGGTAAAAATGATTATGGTGAATCTTTTGAAGGCAGTGAAGAATTTAGAAGATATTTAGATGAATTAGTAAAGACAAATGAAATTAACATTGAGGATAAAATTGAAGGAAAAGGTTTATCAGATAAGTCTGTATTCTTTAAACTACCTGATGATTTATTGTTTATTACTTATGAATCTGTTACTCTTAGTAGTGATTCTTCTTGCTTAGATGGTAAATCTATAGTAGTTATACCTGTAACACAAGATGATTATTATAGAGTTAATAAGAATCCATTTAAATGTGCCAATGAAAGAAAAGCACTTAGATTAGATAGTGGAAAGGGTATAGTAGAGATTATATCTGCCTATAATATAAAGAAGTATATAGTAAGATATGTATCCATTCCTAGTCCTATTATTCTTACAGATTTAGGAACACTATCTATAAATAAGGAGAATAAAAAGACTCCTTGTAAACTAAATCCTATATTACATAGAATTATACTTAATAGAGCAGTACAACTAGGACTAGCATCTAGAACTAGTAGTAATAAAAGCTCTGAATAAATTTATTGTTTAATTTAATATTAAATTATTATGGTTTTTAGCACAAATCAAGCTAGACAACTTTATGTAGTAACAGCTACTACAACTGAAGCACTTACTTCAAAATCTGCTGTAGGTACTTTGTTTACCCCAGAGTGTGTAACTAAGCAAGCTGAGCAACTGTGGTTTGCTCTTAAAGGTAAAGGTGGTATTGTAAGAACTGACCTTATTGATGTTGATAAAATTATCAGTATAAATCAGAGAGATGCCTGGAGAAAAACTTTAAAATCTGCTAAAATAACTTTATCTAGTCAAGTTAATGGTGGTACGCCTATTGCAGGTCAAGATTATATTCTTAGAATATTCTTCAGACAGTTTGTAGGTATCTCTGATGAAGATACTTATATTAAATATGGTATGGTTCATGCATACTCAGGAATGTCTGCAAGCACTTTCTACCTTAAATTGGCAGAATCATTGTATAAGAATCTTAGTAGAGATATTAGTGATTTACTCAATGTGTCTTTACTTTCTTCTGATGGTGAGGTAAAACTTGATGTAGATACTAAGTTCTCAGATCTTTATGATGATAATAGTGCAGCTAAGGCAACTTATACTGGAGTTAAATTAACTGAAGCTATGCAAGAGTGGACTAGAGGTATTAAAGCTGATACTCCTGTTTACTTTGATGTAATTCCCACCACTGTTTATCTTAATGGTGATGAGTTAATTTGGGGAACTGTTACTACTGACACAGAGCTAGCTAAAGATGCTGATGGTAATGAGATTTTCAATGGTCATGATGCAGCAGACCTTGAGTATTTCTGCATGGGTGAGAGAGGTGACCAGTATAGAAATGTATGTTGGCCTCATGTAATTCCTACTGAGTATATGGTAGATCCTAATGGTCAGTATGGTGTTTTAGATATACATTATTATACTGATGAAGATAATCAAAGTCCTCAGAAGTCTGAAAAGACTCTTACATTGTTGATTGATGAAAATTCTGATGGAATTGCAACAGATATTTATGAGACTTTGAAGAAAACTTATCCTAATCTGAAATATTACTTTCGTCAATAAAAATAAGGGGGATTAAATGTCCCCCCTAATTTTTTTTTCTTTTATTATGGTAGATTTTTTAAATTTAAGAATAAGTCCTGATGGGCTTACATTAGATATACAAGCTAAAGTTAACTCATTATCTTATTATAAGAATCTACAAATATCAGGTATTTACATTGATACACAAGATACTTATGTAGATACAGGGCAACCTTCAAGTAATGCTATTACAGTTCCTGTAAATTCTATAATTTTAAATGGAACCCAAAAGGAGTGTACTGCCAGTTTAACTTCAGCAGATTTAAATAAATTATCACTTAAAGATAATCTATTATTTATTTATGTAAGAACTGAAGGAGTGATGGATATTAGTACTCCTTGTGGTATGGATAAAGAATATACTTTAGGAGTAGTGATGTATCCTTGTAATTATTATAATAATATAATGCAGTATGTAAAGCAAGTAGAGAATGAATGTGTAATTCCTAAAAACTTTATACATGAATATCTTAAATTTAAAGCTTTACAATCTTGTATAGAAACAAGACATTATACTCAAGCTATTATCTATTATAATAAGTATTTTAAGAAATTATCTAATACAACAGATAATACTTGTGGATGTCATGGATGAGATATATAATACTGCAATAACAAGGTACTTTAATACATTAGTTCAATTTGGATTTAAAAGTTATGCGGATGTAACTAAACTTCTTTTCTTGGATTGTATTAAAGAACTTAAAGAAGCTTTTGATTATATTATAACAGATGAGGATAATAAACATATAGATAATGCTATTAGTGCTATATTAGGTACTTCATGTTTATTACCTTATCCTAAAAATTGTGATATATCTAAGTTATATTTATAAATAGTTAAGTTAACATATAGTATAAATCTAATTATTCTCTTTGAGTATTGGAACTTTTTAAGTATCTTTGCTCAAAGAGATTATTTTTATTATGAGTACTTATAAAGAATTAGTATATATGGTATTAGATGAATTAAAATTAATTTCAGATGATGCCACATTTACAGAAGAACACATAATATTTCTATTAAATAATTATAGAACTTTTATACTTAAACAAAGGTATGATGATATAAGAAAACAAATACCTGAAAGTAATTATCAGACTATATGTTTAGATTTAATAGAAGTTCCAGCAATAGCTGGTGAACCTTGTGAAGGAGGTTCTTATTTAAGAAGTAAGCAGGAAATACCTAATACAATTAAAATAGGTAGTCCTATGGTATATCCATTAGACTATTATCAAGGAGAGATAACTTATGTAAGTAGAGATAGAATGAGGTATGTAGGATATAATAAGTATTTACAGAATATAATTTATACTTCATTAGGTCCTGATAATCATTTATACTTTAAATCATCAAATCCTCAATACTTATCATTAGAGAAAGTTAAAATGACTGCTGTATTTGAGGATACTGTTGCAGCTTCAGAGTTATCTTGTGAAGATGATAATACAACTTGTGATTTACTTGATAAAGAGTTTCCTTTAGAGAAAGCTTTAGTACCTACAGTAATTGAGTTAGTAGTTAAAGAACTTACAGGTTCTATTTATAAACCTAAAGATCCTGCAAATGATGCTGCTGATAATTTAGCAGATATAGCTACTTTCTTAAGAAATAATGTTAAATCTTCACTACAAAAACAGATTGAAGGATAATGGATGAATTTAGAAGAAGAGTTTTAAAAGTAGATAAACCTAGAAACCACAAGATTAAAAACTCAT